ATATCATACTGTCATCTAGAAAACAACAGTATCAGAGGGTTTATCAAATGAAAAAGGAGTGGTATTCCCCATCAGCAATAGAGAGACGCTATTCTAAAGAACAAATTAAATGGCTCATTCCTTATCTCCCAATGTTAGCGGAAGGGGTGTATCCCAGGAATCCAAAAGAAACAGGCTATGTAGATAACCCTATTGGTAAAAAACAACGAAGCAATAAGGCTTCATTCCAGAAGGCTGTTGACATACACGCAGAAGTGTCCGGGCGTATAGAACGTGCCGGCGTCGATGGCCTCATGCTCGAGTTTCTCTATGCCTTTGAGCCGGCGGACGAGCTCTTCGTCATGGAACACATGGCTCAATGCCTCAACCTCTCGAGGATGGAAGTCAACCAACGTATACGCAACGCCTTATACTTTGTCTCCGGAGACAAAAGAAAAACAACTTCATACAGCCAATACATCAAAGACAATCCACGATACCTGAAGGTGAAGTGATGGACTTAACTGCATTAGAGATTAAAGCTATGGTTGCGGGCTATTTTCGTTATAAGAAACAATGCCCTATAGTTGCCTTTGAAGCTAGTAATAAACTCAGGTGGGCTGATGGTGAACCAGCCGATATTCTTGTAGTTACTGAGTCTAGGATGCTATACGAGATTGAAGTGAAGGTAAGCATCTCAGATTTAAGGGGGGATAAGAAGAAACGCAAGCATATGTCGTTTTTGAACAAACCTTCTTATTTGCCAATATATAAATATTACTTCGCTGTGTCTGAGGAATTATCCGATAAAGCTTTAGACATTTGTAATGAACTTTATCCGTATGCAGGGTTGCTGGTAGTCTCTAAATTCCCATTTATCTCTAACGCATTATCATTTGGAGTTATAGAAAGAAAATCACCGAGTTGTCTAAACAATAAACGGCTTGCAGTGAAAGATATTATTTACTTGGTTAAAGAGCAATCTGGAACTGTCTGTCGCTTGGCAAGGGATAATGCTAGTTTACAGGTAATGGATATAGAGAGAGGCCGGGTAGTAAACCACTAACCCGACCTCTAATGCCCCTGGATTTGGCTCTCAGTTAATCTTCTCAGCTACATAGACGCCCTTGACCTGCTCGTTCAAGAACTTACCCTTGGAGCCGATGTTCTTAAAGTCCTCGAAGACCTCGGCCGGCACGTCTGAGTAGGAGTAGACACTACCACTACTGAACCGGACTAACAGGCCGTCAGTCTCCGGAACGTAGGCGATAGCCTCGATGTTAGAGCTCTCAACGTCAATCCACTCAGTCGCCATCTTCTTCCTCTCCTTCCGACCTAAGCTTTCTGATCCTGTCAAGCATAGCCTCGGCCCACTCTTTATTTTCATTGAAGTAACCAGTATCATTGCAATGAATCATTGCGTCCCGGAGCCCCCACATATCCTGATCGCTCAGGGTATATCCCCGGCCACCCCCCATGACTGCCAGTATGTATTTTTTATCCGGCACTATTCACCCCCTTTATCCTATATTTTTAATGAGAACCTTGTAGCCGGCGATCATCTTCTCGAAGTTATCCTCGAAGTGGCTAGCGATAGGACCACGCCCGAATCCCCCGACGACTTCCATGCCACAGCCCGGACACTTCCATAGATCAGCGTCGTATAATTCATAAGGCTCGCCGTTCTCGTTCAAGTCAAGGACTCCGACGCCGTTAGTCTCCGGGTGTAATTCCAGTTTACACTTAACGCATACTGGCCTATGATATCCGGAGACGACTTGCTTCTCAGTCTTTGCCATTACTTAACCCCCTTTCAACGGCTATCATCTTGCCGTTGCGATTTGTTCTGTGTATGCCATACCTCTGATAGTAGTTGCCCACGTCCGGCGGTGTAGTCCGGTAGCTCTTAAGCTTAGGCTGCTTCAGTATTGCTATAGCTTCCGGTGCCAGTTTACTCAAGTCTATCTGCCATCGATTACGCCGGCGGTCATAGCGCCCCTTTATCTTACCGGCAGCCAGGGCGTCCCTGATTCTATGATAAGGGCAGTTGTATTCCTTAGCTAGCTCGGCTGCTGATAGGTAGCCTTGGTTGTGCCTCGATTGTATCTTGAACTCCTTGTTAAGCCGGGCTCTAGTGGCCGGGTATGAACGGCCTAGGTGTTTGGCGATCGACTCGAGCGTAAGCTTGCCGGCGTTCTCGAGTAGGTAAGTATCGTCTGCCTCGTTCCACTTCGAGAACTTGAGCGTTATCCGTCCATGGACCGCGCCGAGGGATATCCATGCCCGGGCAAAGCTATGATAATACTCATATACCCGGGCAGCCGGCGGTAAGTCATACCGGCCATACTTGAGCTCTCCCCATGCCCTATCAGAAGACGGCAGCCTACCCGGGAGCTCGTCCATTACAGCCCTGAGCGCTGCGTCGACGTGCTCCCGAGTCCATACCTTAGTCCTGCCTTGCCAATTAGGGAACGGCATTACGCTTCATTAGCTCCTTATAGATAAGACACTTTCCCCTCTTGTAGTGAGGGCATATCCTGACGCCGGCCGGACAGCGCCAGGACTTAACAAACCTCTCGTAGCTACAGCTAAACATTAGTTCCTCTCTGTTCGTATTCTCTCGGCGTGCTTGACTCTAACCCACTTGATTATCTCGGAGCGCCATATACCCCATGACCTGTCCATCGGCCACCCGGCCACGATCTCAGACTTAAACTCCTGATAGTAGTCAAGCGCTGTCTCCGGGATAGTAGTAGCGTCGAGTATCAAGGCAAGCGCTAACTGAGCCGGCCCTGAGCCACCATAGCCCCAACTGAAGCCGGTAGGTGAGTGGTTCCGGAGCTTAAGGCTCGGCTCGAGCGGTAGTCTCTTCGGCTCTCCGCCCGGGTGTAATGCCTTCACTACGTCATGGCCGTTGGCTCCTGAGTATAGTATCTCCGGGTATAGTTTGTTGTCTATCTTGTTATCGACCTTTCCCAATTCTAATACCATAGTCAACCTCCTTTCATTTACTTGAGCTCGTAAGCTCACCAATACCCGGGGCCGGAGCTCCGGGCATGGCGTGAGCCGGCAAACTAAAACAGCCTCGCTTGTGGCTCGACGTGGTGGCCGGCTACTGCTACACCTACGCCCGGGTATCGGTTCGCTATCTGTTGCCCGAGCCCTTGAGTTATTACGGCCATGCGATCAGGCGCCTTGCGCTTTATCTTCCCGGCCTCGTAGTCGTTAATCCATGCCGTTGCGCTGCAGTCTTCCTCAAGTAGAACGTGGTGCGGTCCGTCGTGGTAGTCGTAGCCGGTAACCTTGGCCGGCCATATTCGGGTGTCAACTCTCAGATATCCATGCCCGGGTGTGCTGTAGAACTCGACGCCTGCCGGTAGTCTGCCGTCGCTGTTGCTGTCCTTTTCCCTCTCGTTCCACCCCTCGGGCTGTCCTTGCCTTGCCATAATGGTTTACCCCCTTATTTTATTCGAGCTAATGCGCTCAGGTAGTCAAGCGCCTAACTCGGCTCTATGGGCTCCGTCTGTGCTATGTCAAAGATTGTGCCGGCGTAGAATGTCCGGGCTTCGTCTATGTCTCCGGTGTCCTTGTCCTTGTCGCCTACCGGGAAAAGAATTGTATAGCCATGCTGCCCTTTGACTACCTGACGCCCGGCCTTGCGCCATTGCTGATAACCGCCGACCACGCTCGGAGTCTGGCCGTTACACTGGATATAAACCATAAAAGTATTGTGTAGGCTGAGCGTTCTCCCCTCTACTGTGGCTATGATTCCCCGGTCTGTAAAGGCCTTGCGTTCGGCCTCGGTGAGCCCGGCAAGTCGACGCCTGAGCTCTGATATTCGGGCGTTCCTATCTGCCCGGGCTTGTGGTGTAGCTTGTCGCATCTTGTCTACCCCCTTTCCCTGAGACTATTTAGCCTCAATGTAGCATAGGTGCTACACTTTGTCAAGTGCCATTTTAGGCACGATTTAGCTACGGATTTCAGCCGATTTGTAGGCGTGGCGTCGAGCTCTACCGCTTAGCCCGGGTTATGCCGTCGCCCTGGGGGGCCGGCGTTCGCTACAAATGCCCGCCGGCTTACGTTCAGCGCTTGGGGTATAAAATAATACTTGACAAACTCCCCGGCTTTGTTTTATGCTTGACAATTACAGGCCTCGACGTCTCAAAACGCCGGGGCTTTTGTCTACCCCTAAGCAAGCCCGGGGTTTTCGCATCCCCCGGGCAAGCGCTAAACAGAGCCGGAAAACTACCGGCTAGACTATACCTAGCTACGATTAAACTACTCTAAACACACGACTAAACTCAGGTTGAATATACCTAGAACTACCACCACGAGGCGCAGAATGGACGACAAAGAGCGGTTAGCCACGCAACAACCCGATAGCTCAGGCGTGGAATTAAACAATACAGTCAAGCCGAAGAACAAAGGCGGACGGCCACGCAAGGACAGAGAGAACAGAGCTATACAAGACATACTCAACGGATCAGCCCGGGACGCTGCTCTAATCCTCAAGGCTCACATCGAGGGCAAGAGAGGCAAGCGCACACTCAAGGCGTCATTACAACGTGCCTGCGAGTATGTAATCGACCACGCTATAGGCAAGAGCCGGCAGAAGGTCGAGCACTCCGGCGGAATACTCACCTATAAGCAGATCGCCGACGACGCCGGGGAAGAGGACGCCCGGCCGTATTTAGCCGAGGCCGAAGAGATAGCCAACAAGTATCAGACAGACCACCCGATACCGGCGTCAAGCGAGGAAGATATAGAGGGTTAGTTGTCCATTGTTATTAAACTTCCGAGACTTAATCTTGATGTCATGCTGTCTGGCTGCCTGCCTGGCGGTAACATACAAACTATGGGCATGCTTCTCATCAGTAGGATAGAGCACTAAAGGCTCACCGGCTTGTATTCTCTCCATCCTGCCACGCCAGTTACTATCCTTGTTACGCTGTGGTAGTGGGTGATCCTCAAGTATTCGGTCAAGCTCTTCCTGGGTAATATGCTCGCTCATTATTCCACCATCCTTTACTTAATTATACTCTTCCCTATCAAGTATAGCAATACCTTAAAGTAAAGTCAATGTGTTAGCATTAACCCTCAAAATGTAAACAGTAACCCCTGCCTTACACTTGATAGTGTTAACATTATGTTAGCAGTAATCCCCAAAGTAGATCAAACTAAACAAGATAAGAGTAAACTACCTGGGGGGGACATTCTTATCAGATAATAACCATCCGGATTAACGTATAGCGGTTAGAGGCTATCGACTACCACCCCCCATACTATTACTCTAGGGGGGAGGGGTGCTTATTATCACGACCTCGGATAGGCTAATAGGGTGTCATGAATAATTTTTCAATTTCAATAGATATGAAATTAACGAATAACATTGGTTGCATGACTAAGAGGCAGATTGAAGAGTTTGCTGATATGGTTCTCCGGGAGTGTGGTTATCCTTTCACGATGAAGTGGACAACTGCTGGAGACATAATGATTGCGCCGTTTATTTACATAGACGAGAGGCATATCAACGAATATCCTTATCTGGTAAAGGAGAGGGTTCTGCATGAAGTGGCGCACATAGATACTTGGCCTGAAGATCAGACGCATGGTGAGATATTCCACACAAGGCTTGCCGAATTGATTGAGCGGTTTATGGGTTGTGGATCTATAGTTTCGGTATTTCAATTTTGAGTCTCTCTATATTGTAAGGTAACTGCCATGTTAGATATTGTCTGTTGGGGCATAATAGGATTAGGCGTCGTCCTCGTAATTTTGGTATTTATATTTTGGCGCCGGGGCGGGTTCAAGTTATGACAGGGTTTTGGGTTTGTATGTTCCTCGTAATTTTTTTAATTACCGCAATTCTCATCGACGCTGTGCTGCGGTCGTGGGGGTATTATGAAAGGTAAGAGGCAGCGCAATAGTTTCAAGACGCCGTTGGTGCTCGAGGTAATGTCCTCGGGCAAGAAGTTCAAGCTGCACTATCCGTTCACCTACCTATGGCAGCGTGAGAATATAACTATCCACGTTGGCGCCGAGTTTATTACTGACCTTGCCTCGATACCGGTAGTGATTTTACTGGCGGTGGCTGCCGTATGCCTGATTGTGTCTCACTACGTCGACGCTGTGGCGTGGCTGTTTTGGGTTGGCTTCGTTATTGTCGTCCTGGCTGTGCTGATACAAAAGCTTGGCCGGCAAAATAAGGCTGCTGTTATCCATGACGCCATCTATCAAAACGTGGTTCCCGGGTTCCGGTTTACCCGGGCGGAAGCGGACCTCGTCTTCCTCGACGGCATGAAGGACGCCGGCGTCGGTAGGTTCAAGCGTTATGTAATGTATTCTTGCGTCCGGCTCGGCGGATTCTTCTCATGGAAGCGCCGGCCGTTGAAGACGCCACCCAAGAGATTATCGGAGTTATTCGGGTAGCGGACGTGCGGAGTGGAGCAGAGGAAGCTCGCTAGGCTCATTACCTAGAGGACAGGGGTTCGAATCCCCTCTCCGCTACCAATCTCAGGAGGCTAAATGCCACTCTACGAATACGAATGTGAGAAGCATGGGGATAAACCGGTGCGCTTTGAGCAGCGCCGGCCTATGAGCGAGTCCTCGTTGCCGGCTCCTTGCCCGGAGTGTGGCGAGGACTCGCAGCGTGTTATGTCTCCCTGCTCTTATAAGCTGAACTTTAATCAGATGATGAGGGCGCTCCCGGCCAAGGAAGCGCCTAACGATAGGGGCTTTCATCCGGAGTGGGATAGTTAATGGTAACTGAATTAGATAGAACACCTGAATTAGATCAGAAGATACGGAATAAGGCAAGGAAATACCCGGACTGGTGGATAGAGAAGTTCCTCGGGTGGCGTATCTGGACAATGCAGATAGCCATTGCTCAGGCCGTCTTCAAATATCCCCGGGTAACTGTCCGCTCTAATGAGTCGAGCGGTAAGAGTAAAATCGCTGCCGGTATTACCCTCGCCTTCCTCTATAACTTCAAGCCGGCGACTGTTATCACTACGGCGCCGACTAACAGACAGGTCGAGGACGTCCTTTGGCGTGAGATCCGAGTTGCCTTTAATAATAGCCGGATGCCACTCGAGGGCAATCTTACCCGGAAAGGCCTCGAGATAGCTGAGGATTGGTTCGCCGTCGGCTTCGCTACGGACGAGCCGGAGCGTATGCTTGGCTATCATAATACTAATGTGCTTGTAATTGGCGACGACGCTGCCGGTTTAACTAATGATATCCTCGGCGCTATTGAGAATCCGCTCTCTACCGGCAATACCCATGAGCTCCTGCTCTCTAACCCTACTCAATCAGTGGGCGCCTTCAGAGACACTTTTAATTCAGACCTCTATATGAAGTATCATATCTCGGCGTTTGATACACCAAACTTTACTAGCTTCGGCATTACTGAAGAGGATATCGCCTCAGGGGAATGGCTGAAGAAGTGGAACGGACAGGAGTTGCCTTATCCTCAGCTTATGTCGCCGGCGAAAGTCGCTGAGCGCTATAAGAATTGGGGCAAGGGCTCCTATCTGTATATAGTATTTGTTAAGGGAGACTTCCCCGAGGCCGGCGTTAATAACCTTTGTAACCTTTCCGATATCGAGTTTGCCATGTCGAGGGAGCTCGAGCGAAAAGAATACGAGAAGTCGCCCAAGGTTGCTGCCCTCGACGTGGCTAGATATGGAGACGACGAGAGTTGTTTCGCGGTCCGCCAGGGCAATAAGGTTCTCGAGACTATAACGTGGGGATATCAGGACACCAGCTATACTATCGGCCGGACTGTTAGGCTTGTTAAGGAACATAAGCCATCGAGGGTATTCGTCGACGTCGTGGGTTATGGCGCCGGCATTTACGATATCCTAAAGAAAGAGCTAGGGGAAGAGTATAAGATTCTCGAGTTCGACTCGGGTAAACCGGCGCTCGATACAGAGCGACACCTTAACCGCCGGGCTGAGGGTTATTGGGATTTCAATAAGAAGCTCGAGGCCGGAGAGCTTGATCTGCCTAACTCGGATAAGGCCAAGTCTCAATTAGCGGATATCCGCAAGACATACAATACCAAAGGACAGCTTCAGATAGAGCGAAAGGAAGACGCTAAGGCGAGAGGTAGTAAGTCTCCGGACGTGGCGGACGCTATTATGATGACATTTCATAAGACGAAGAGCGGTGGGAACCCCGATGGATGGACTTATTAAGGAGTGAGCTATGTCAAGATTTAGCCCTGATTATGTAAGCGGAACTAATTATCACCCTAATTATCAGGCCGTCGTTGATAAGCGCTCAGAAATGAGCACTCTCAATACGAGGCGTGATGATGATGCGAAGCTTGCCATTATGGATCCGTATAAAATGACTAATCCGGATGGCCGGGAGACTCCGGACGTCCTCAATGTTACCATGAATGAGGCCAAGGTCTTCTTCGATCGCTGTGGCGCCATAATGAACGGCGCTAATATGCAGCGCATAGTCTACGGCCGGGGCTTAACAGATAAAGACACTACTCTAATCGAGAGCTTCTATGAGGATATCTACTACCAAAATGACTTGATGCTGGCTAACGCTTACCAAACCTCACTCTATGGCTTCCTTATTGAACAGATACTTATTCGTGGCGCCATTGCTGCCCGGTGTTTGATGAGAGAGGACGGCGATAAGTTTATCCCCGATGTTACTCCACTCGATACTAGGCATTTCTATTATGAGACAGACTCGCAAGGGATTATATGGGGGGCTCCTGATATTACCCGGACGAAAGCTCAGATACTCAGGGAGTATGGTATTGTTATTCGTGGCTCCAAGGCTACAGTTACAGACTTTTGGGATGATGAAGTTAATCAGATCTTCATAGCTAATCAGCTTTACAAGGGCGGTTCTGAAACGCAGGATCCTACCAAGCATCCGGAACGTCCTGAGAAACATGGCTTGGGTTATCCGCCTTTAATCTTTGCCGGGTCCGGCGCTGGCTTAAATACCCTCTATGACGCCGGTATACTTAAATATCAATTCGAGAGTGTATTCGCAAGTAACCGGGGCTTGATACCGGAACTACACCGGGCAGCCTCGATATTTATGACCTTAACAGATATGAGCTTCGAGCAATCTCTAACATGGGAGAGCGACGAGGGAACTGAGGCCACTAAGCCACCTAATCCCTTCGGGCGAGGCAGAAGAGTTATACCTTCTGATAAAGGCGGAGGCTTCAAGGCGATTCCGGTTAGCGACGTGAGAAACGCTACCCGGCTGCTGTATAACATGATAGTCGGCGCCCTGCAGCGTGGCGGTCTACCGAACATAGACTACGGCAACCTGAGCTTCCCACTATCGGCCGTTGCTATTTCCAAGCTGACCGCTTCCAAGGACGCTATCTTCATACCGAGACTACACGCTATGTCTATGTTCTATAGAGC